CTCGCGTCGCAGCGCTTCGATCTGCGCGTTCGACGGCAAGACGACGGGCGGAGTTGTTGTCGGTTGGATGATTGGTTGAATCCACGGGTATCGCTCCGGGAGCGTCTCCGACGCGCCGCGGCCGACGAAACTAACCATGCACATATTCGCTCCTACTGGTCTCAGCCGCGAAGCCAGAGACCCCACGACTTAATGACAATCGCGGCGATCGCGATTCGCTCCTTGACCATCCGTGTCACGTTGATCGTCTTGAGTACGAGGCCCAACATCAGACGTAGATGTCGAGCGTGATCTCGGCGGACAGATACGTCGTGCCGCCGTCCATCAGTTGCATCGGCTGGTAACTCTTGAGGTTTTTCACGGTCGCCGACGAGACGGCGCCGCCGAGCGTCGAGTCTCTGTCGATCGCCGCTTTCACCGAGCGTGGTCCGCTCGTGCTCAAAAGTTCGTCCAACTGATCCTGCGCGTCGTCAGTATCGACGTACGGCACGAGCAGCAGAATCGTGAAGATCGGGTTCGAGTTGCCGTCGAACGTCATCTCGAAGTCGAACGGCGGTTCGGGATAGACGATCGCGCACGGCGGATTCGGATTCATCCGCAGGTTGTCGACGTCCAAACCGTCGATACGGTTGATCGCCTGCTTGATTGCAGCTCGAACGCTAGGAATGTCCACGCGTCAACCCCTCCTTGGGTTCGCGGGTCGGTCCATCGACCGACGCGTGAAATCTCAGGCAATGCCGAAGCTGTTGCCCTTGCGGTACGGCGCAAGCAGTGATGCGGCTTGCGGAATGTCGCGCACGCGCACGACGCCCATGTCGCCGAAGCCGGCGACGCCGAGCGGTGCATCGGAAAGCTTGAAATATTGCGCAGCGATGATTTGTGTCGCTTGCTTGACGGGTGTCGGGACGGTTGCCCAACCGAAGGTGCCGGTCAACTTGCACGTCTCGCGCTGCGTTGGGAGGTAGATGAGTGGGAAGCTGAGTGAGCCGACTGCACGAATGCGTGTATACGGCCAGCCGGTGATTCCGCTGCGCGTCTGGTTGATCGGTTCGAGCACGTAGTCGGTATTCAGCGTCCACGCTGTCGAGTAGGTGCCGTCTTGCGAGTCGTCGGTGTGGAGAGCGAAGCCGCTCGATGTTGAGATGTCGACGTCGCCGAGGCAGAGGGTCCACAAGCTCTCGGCGGTGACGTAGTACGTCGCGTCGAGTGCGTAGAAGTACCGGCCGCAGTATGCGTCAACCGAGCGGGAGGCCGCTGTGATTGCGTTGGCTACGGCGTCCGGTCGTCCCGTGCCTTGCGTGTTGATGTAGGCGCGGAACTCGGTCTCGTTGACGTAATCGGTGGTGATGCTACTTGTCATCCGCCCTCATTCGCGCGAAGAAAGATGGAGGCGGATGCAGGATTTGCACCTGCGCTCTCTTGGTTATGAGCCAAGCGCCGTGGGCTACTGGGCTAATCCGCCGTGAGTCGGGATAGGAGGAATCGAACCCCCGACCTCGCGGTCCCAAACCGCGTGCTCTGCCGATTGAGCTACATCCCGTTTGTTTGCATTAGTGCACCGGGGCCGGTGTCGTCTGCGAGACGAGGAGCGGGCGACTCGCGTACTACTAAACGACACCGACCCACGGCGTCTTAGATGCGGTTACGCCGGGGGCGTAAGCGCGGCTTCGAGCGCGTCGGCCGCAGCGTTCAGCGCAGCGGTGTCGGCGCCGGCATTGCCAGCCGCTTCAATCGCAGCGCGCAGGTCACCGATAGCGGAAACTGCGTTAGCGATATCGGCAACAATGCGGTTTGTGGCGTCGTCGAGTTCGGACATCAATACCTCTTTCACGTGTTGGATTTGCAGCGAGAGCTTGAGAAACAAGAAAACGATCAGTTGCTCAAGCGATGGGGAGACGGGATTCGGTGGTTTCTGGGGAGGACGTCGGAAGTTCATTGCGGTACGAGGTCTCCCGATTGGAAGAGAAGCTCTCGGAGCTTCTGTTGCTGATCGAATGTCTGCTCGGTCAAGAAAATGCCGCCCTTGTCGTGCGACGTTTTGATCCCGGTATTCACGTGAAGCGGGATACCGAGTTCGCGCGCGCGCAAGAAGAAGGAGGTGTCTTCACCGAACGGTTCATTGCGCAAGGGGTGTGAAATCTGCGTGAACCAGTTGTCACCGAACTTCTCCTGCATTGAGCGGAGAACGCTTCGGTGAATGAGCAGAAACGCGCCGCCCGTGGAGTCGACCTGAATGACCGCATCTCGCGGATATTCGATGACTGTCTTGAACCCGATGACCTGATCGTCGTCATCGACATCCCACAACGAGAGCGTCGGGATGTGCCCGAAGAACTCGGCGTTCGTTTCTTCGTCGAACCCTTCGCTGCGGTGAGCGAAGCACAACCCGCCGACGATCGGTCGTTCGGTTGGGTCTGCGGTCGCGAGCAGTTGATGTAATGCTCCTCGCGAAAAGCCCATATCCGCGTCGACGAACCAGAGCCACTCGGTTTTCCCGCGCATGAACATTGTCGTGAGTTCGTTACGCGCCTTGGCGATTGAGCCCGAGCGTGCGCGTCGCTCTCGCAGGCCAAAAAGGTTCTGCGTTCGCATGAGCTCGTAGTCGCGCGCGCGAACGACGCTCGACATGAACGCCGCCGAGACTTCACCGGGATGGATGTACGCGAGTTCGACAGTCGGGTGCGTGGCTTGCGCTATCCCCCGCTGCCCCATTGCTCGCCGCTCCTTGCGATTCATGGGTATGTGTCCTTGGGGTTATTCGGCGGCGTCGGCGGTCTCGAGCGCGACGTCCGCGTCCGGCGTTTCGTCGGCGGTCTGAGCGTCGGCGCTATCAGTCGGCCGAGTTGCGACGGCGGTTTCCTTGGCGCCGCGCTTCGCGCGATCTTTCGCGGCACGCGCCTCGTGCACGTTGTCGGTGGACGCGTAGTCGGTGCTCTGGTTGCTCGCGTCGCTGGCTTCGGCTTCGGGGAGTTCGCCGCCCGAGTGCAAACGAATCTGCTCTTGGATTGCGGCGATGCGGCCTTCGTCGACCGGCTGTCCGCCTGGCTTTAGTTGCTTCGCATAAGCGAGTTCCTGTTCCAGCGCGGGAACAAGCGTGGGGTCGAGCGGCATGGTTGCGCACTCCCTTTCGATGTGGATGTGTTGCGACTTGGCCTGGGAGCGCGCGCGGTGAAGGTTCACTACTCGCCGTTTCGTGCGCAGGTACTCAACGCCCGCGCGCGCTCTCAGGACTTCATGCGGAGTTACAAGCTGTTCCGCTCAGCTCACGACTCAGAACGTGGGCGCGCTGAGTCCGGAACCACTGATGACGGTGAAAGCCTTGGGCTGACGCTCGGCCGTGAAGGCGAGGTAGCCGTAGACCTGCAAACGCACCGTGAGGTTCCCGGAACCGATCTCAGGCAGAACCCGAGTACGGATCGGTCCTTCCCACAGGTACGCATCCGAAGCGCGCATCACGATGATGCGGTCTTCGTTGGTACCCGCACCGAGGGTTGTCGGAATCGACGGGTCCGTCACGACGGGCAGACCTTGAATCGAACCCACAACCTGCTCCGACAGCACGCCACCAAAAGTGCCGATGGCATTCGTCGGACCCTGTGCATTCGGAACCACCAGCGGGCGGTTCGAGCTGTCCAGCGCTGCCAAGAACCACGCCCAACGGGCAGGGTGCATGACGATCACGGACGGCGACAGGAATCGGTTCGTGTGGATCTTCTGGATGGCGTCAGCCATCTTCGGGTAGAGCTCAGCGACGGTCGGTGTGGTGTCGGTGTACGTCACCGTGTTGATGCCGGTTGCGCCGAGAATGCCCTTGACCTGACCGGACGCGTTCGAGCCGTTGAGGACTTGAACGTCGACCTTCGTCGCGTAGTCCGCGATGAGGTCGCCGAAGATCACTTGGTCGAAGTTGACGGGCGACTGCTCAAGAGCCTGGATCGCGACGTCTTGCTGACCAGCAATCGTCTTCACACCCGCGCTCACCGACGCGTCCGCCAGGTCCGTCTCCGAGACCGACTGGTTGTCACCAGTTTGGATCGCGGTGGA